CACAGCTCCAGATAATATCGAATAAGGTATAGCGGAGATCCACCCCGGATTTGCATAACTACCCGTTGTATAAACCCCATTCGTAACAGTAGCCGCGTTCCCGGTACATGATGCCGACGACCCGGTAGTATTCTGGTTCCACGTTGGCACACTACCCGTAAGTATGGAGTAAGGAATCCCCGTGATCCACGAAGGGTTTGCATAACTACCAGTCGTATAAACCCCATTCGTAACCGTCCCCGCATTGCCCGTTGTGTTCTGGTTCAATGTCGGAATATCCGCCGCAACGATCGCACGGAAAGAAGGCACACCCGCCGATCCATTGGGCGCAGCATAAAAATAGTTCGCCGTCTGCGATGTAAAAGCAGCCTGCTTCCCATTAAATGTATTCCAATCCCCATGAGCCAGGTATCCATCCGCAGAAGTCGTAGCCACCGGCATCCAGAACAACCCCGTACTATTATTATACATCAACGGAGCAGTTGCACTAAAAGAACCCAGCGTAATACCACCACCACCAAGCGCCGCCACACTATCAAGCCCCTTCTGCCTCCATGCCCTCGTACTGTAAATAAAACTATCAGGTACCCCGCCCACCGTCCAAACCCTGTCCGCACTCAGATCCTGCATCACACCATTGATCGTGATCTTCCGGTAAGGCTGCGCACCCACCGCCTGTGTGAGCATACACAGTATCATCAGGAGCTTTATACTTTTTACTTTATACTTTTTACTGTTCATCATACTAATATTCCACTTAAAGTTGTTGCATCACTTAAAAAATCCGCCAGGTTATTCGGTATCCCACTCGGCCCCGTACCCGTAGGCACCGTAATAGCCATTATATGCGTAAGCAAATTCTGCAAAGCCGTCCCCAGATCCTGTCCACCCGCCTCTATCTTATGCCCACTGCTCGTCATAGTTAGCTTCGTACTACCGCCCACCACCGCCTCTATCTGGTCACTGGTAACTGTCAACTGCGAATTGCCAACTGCCACCTCCACATTCCCGTCAATAACCGTCAACTGCGAACTGCCAACTGTCACCTGCACCTTTGTATAACTGTCCGCCCACAACAACTGCTTCAACTGCCCCGGCCCGTCCACCTCGCACACCACACAATTCGCATCCACCACCGGCAGCATATACATCCCGTTCGTATTCTCCAGCAGCACATTCAGCAGTATCCCATCCGTAGGCGTATCTTCCGCATCCGCTGTAAGCTGCACTGTACAAGTCATTTCCCCGCTGTCCACCGCAGTCACAACACCACTCATCACCGGAAACCTGCGCTTACTTCCTGCACCCGTTATCCTGCGCAGCTCGTCACCTATCTTCTGGTCTAGTTTATCAGCTGCCATAATTATAACTTGAAGGCATATTAAAACCCACCAGGGGCCCCAGCTCCGCCACCCGCCTAAATCCCTTAATACCAAAATCAACATCCGTGCTCTCTACTATATAAGTCCCCTTCAGTTCTGGGTACCGCTGGTCTACCACATACGCATCGCAGCCTGGCACGAAATAGGGCACACCAAAACACGTCACCTTCCCTTCATACCCTATATAATTCTTGGTAAATTCCTTCTCCTGGGCAAAGCTCTTCATCGTGGTTCCGTCTGCCACATGGCTCAGTAGCTTCTGGTATTTCTGTTCCGCATAGTCCGCCTTGCTCTTCTGGTTGATCAACTGACCAGTTGCCATCTTACCGTTAAATAGCACCTGCACCGGATCACTCGGTATCCGCGTCTTCAACTGGTTATCCTTCACCGTGTTCCAGCCAAGCTCCAAACCCACACCAGGCAAACCAAACCAACTCGTTCCCGTCACAGAAGTATTATTATTAGTTAGCCCCAGAGGCTTTGCAGCGCCCCCTGAAGCATAGGCAGTATACGGCAGGCCGCACCATAAAGTTGTCGGGTTAATAAAAAAGATACTCAGCGTATGGTCACTCACCTCTTGCACAGTATCGCACACCTGCACCCCGTTAAAATTCACAAACCTTATACCCGAAATATTAAAATCCACATCGCACTGCACGGTAATGCCTGTACCGGCACATGCCAGCTCCAGCAGCTTCTTTGCCGTAGTCGGCGCCGACGATGTATACTTGATACCTTTATTCAGGCGCAGCTTTCGTGCATATCCCTCGCATTCCACCACTAGCGGCATGGCAAGGTCGCGCCGCTTCACAAAACCGCTGAACTCCTCATTGAGCACACCATTGTACCCCAGGCTTATCGTTATCGGGTCTCCGTCTTTAAATTGCGTGCCCACCACCACAGGTATAGGAGCACTCCCGTTAGCAGGTATATAATTAGCCTTGCTCGGTATTGTAAGTATACAGCTCTGTATGATACTGTGAATACTCTTCCTTATCCGCACCTCATGCACCCCGCTAAAAGAAAAGTCAGCATGACTCCCGTCATAACTGCCTATCACCACATAGCTATTTAGTATCTGCCAGCTCATTACTTTCCGCTCAGTTCAGTTAAATTAAAAGGTGTTTCACTCATCAGTTCCAGCTCATACACCTTAGCATGCTTCACACCCACACTATACGGTACCCGCTTCCTCCTTATTGTTGCTAGCCTGCTCCCTTGGCTATCAGGCCGCTTCAGGTAGATGTCCGTCATTACGTTCTGTATTGTTATCGGCTCGTTGCATTCAAAAAGGTCCCGTAACGCTATCAGGTCACTCTCCGGCAGCTCATTGCTCTTCTTGTTGATCACAACCCCCTTTATACTGATCTTGTACGCCTCAATATTTATCAGCTCGCTCACAATGCCATTGCGCTCTGTCACAGGCGTATCGATCACATGCTTCACCACATCTATCTCTATCGCAGTATTCGGCAGCAGATAGGTTACCTTGGCTCCGCTGCTATTCGTATACACTACTGTCACCGGCAAATACACCCATTTCCCCAACGCATTAGTAGTATAGTAGGTAGTTCCATAAGTCCCCTGCTTCGACTGTGTAGAAGGTCTGTCCCCGGCAATAGGCGCTATCTCAGGATTGAAAGCGCTTCCCGGCACCCCCAGTACACTCTGTAATATTGATATAGCACTCAGTTCAACTTCCATATAGCTAATTATTCCATTCCGGGTATACCCACCACCATGTGGTAAAACTCATTTCTAAACGCATCCACAGTCTCACGAGCTGCGTCCTTTATATTATTTACATGCACCTGCATCTTCTCCCCAAAATGCGCATTGATAATAACCGTCCTGCTGCCACCATTCATTATCGCATCACTCCCCGCAACCTGCTCAGGTGCCACCGCAGGCTTCCCGCCCAGCATACTCTTCACCGCAGCCATCAATGGCGTAGGCAGCGCCTTTACAATAGCCGTCTGTACCTGTAGGTTCCCCTGGTTGGTCTGGTTATACTTGTCCAGGTCCTTATAACTGTTAAATACTTTGTTTATCCCTAAAAGCGTACCTGAATTCTCCAGGCTGTCCTTGATCTTGGCCATCTTCGCCACATCAGGCACCATGCCCTTCATAGTCGTATCAGCTGGTGCGAAATAATAACCCGCCACATTCCCCGGCTGGTGTTTCTTCTTATCAGCCTTACTCTGCGGCAGCCAGCTCAGAAAATCCTTTATACCCTCTGCCAGCAACTTCATCACCGGTAGCAGGTCCTGCTCCAGCTCCACCCCAAAGTCCAGCAGCCCCTTCATCGCCCCCTTGAACTCCGGGCTTATAAAAATGCTCCCTATCGGTTTCAGCAAGTCCCACAAGCCGCCCGCAAAAGCGCTTATGTTCGGCAGCATCTCCTTAAATCCATCTATCAGTTTGGTTATTGGCGGTTCCAATGCATCCATAAAGCCCGGCAGCTTGTCGATCATTGGCTCTATAGCACTAATAAAGCGCCCTATCACCGGCAGCAGCTTCACGCCCAGCTCCTCCTTCTCCATTGCTATATTCGTCATAGCCCTATGGTACTGGCCACCCGGAGTCTCCATTATCTTCTCCTGCATCTGGTCAAACCTTCCGCCCTTTGAAGTCGCAAAAACCATCGCCTGCTTGTACATCGCAGTCGTTATATCGTCGGGGTCCACCTTCTTGCCCGTCGCCCGGTATAGTTCCTGCACAGGGTTAAAGCCGGTAGTCGCCAATTGCCGCATAAACGCCTGCTGAAAGTGGCCATACATCTCCACCTTGCCCAGCACCTCAGTAAGAGATCCCATTTTTACAGGGTCGCCCATGCTGATGTCGCCCATCTCCTTCATCAGCGGCACAATGTTCTTCGCCTGCTCACCATACCCCAGCAGTTCCTTCTCCTGGTTAAACAGTTGTGGGCCAAACATGCTGCCCTTTATATAATCCTTCGTGTCCTCGTACAGCTTATTCCCGGCACCATCACCCGCCAGCACATTCAGCTCCATCTTCGTCATCCCCGCTTCCATGCCGCCGCCAAACACCTCCTGCAACTGCTTCTTACCCTCTTCCGCCGCCATTCTCGCGCCTTCAAACAATAAGCCACCCTTGAATATATCCGCAGTGATCCCGCGCCGTCCGTGGCCACCGCCCATTTCCTCAAATCCCGACTTCAGCTCCTTGATCTCACGCTTCGCCCTTTCTATCTCACCCGTGTCCATTCTTATCTTGGTCACGTTACCAAGCTCATCCAGCCCCTTCCTCGTTTTGGCAATATCCTTATCAACACCCCCAAAAACAGAACGAGCGGCACTCCCAAATCCCTTGAGAGGTCCCCTCGTTAAGTCCTTAAGCCATAATTCAAACTCTACACGTGCCATGTTTACCGTTTTTCTCAAGGCAACTGCCAACTGTAAACTGCCAACTGTGGTTATTTGCCTCGCTTCAAATTTTCAAGTTTTATCTCCTCGTTCAGGCTCTCCTGCTTTTCCATCTGTCTGATCACAGCCAGATGCGCCAGCTCCGTAAGCCATTCCTCATCATCCATCTCCGCTATTTCTGCGCTCGTAAACCGCCCGTATATTCTCAACTGGGCGTTCCTGTACCCCACCGGATCACGAGCCGAGCGCTCCTTATGATCCTTTAGAGGTTTACCAGCTTCGTCTCCAGCGGGTTCATCTTACCCCTCAGGTCCGGCGCAATGCTCAGGAAGTATTTATCCTTCGTCTTCAGCAGCTCACTGCCACCTATAAAGCACAGCTCCGCAAATTTCGCTACACCATCCAGCGGCTTCGCATTCTCCTCACGGTCCACCTGCATCGCCAGGTTCACATCATGCCGGGTACACTCCCTGAAGTATCCTACGTGGCCATCCACCTCAATACAGTAAATGCCATCCTTACATTCTGTCTTCCAGGCTTCGATCTGCTTTGCATCTACCTGCCCTATAAGTATCTTTTTATCCATAACTTTTGTTTGTCACCCTGAGCCACGCCGAAGGGTTGCACCCCAAAACCCCGCTTTAAGGGCGAGGCAATTTGGGTAACCGGCAGACACGGAAAGTGTATCATTAAGGGCCATTGAGCAATTGCGCAATTAAGCCATTCAGCCATTTAAAAAATGTCCATTGCCAAAAACGGCAGCGTACACTCCATCTTCATATCTCCCTCCTTCATGGCCTCCTCATAGTCCGTGAACTGAAGTTGAACTATTGTCCTGGTCCTGGGCAATCTCGTGCCGGAAGGCTTGTAATAAACCACGCAGTCAACAACAAGGTCACCAATGTCACGGCCACCCGCAGCAACAGCCGCATCGTTCAGCGCATCCAGCACACCCTTCAGCACCGTCAGCTCACCCTTAGGTGTGCGCTCGCCGCTTTGTATATCCACCGGCATATCGCCATCAGCAAACAAATGCTCCTTCTTCGTAGGGATACCAAACTTTATCGCCGTAAAATTGAACAGTTCCCCACCAGCAAGCATGATGCTGATGTCCGCCCATTCTACATTCTTTTGCCTCGTATTTAAAATCATAAAAACCGCGTTTAAAAAAAACTTCAAAAATGAATCCTGAAAATTCTATAATCCTAAAATCCTGATCACGCCTGCAACCCAAGCTTCACATTTATCCCGCTCGCATACCCGTCCTCTCCCAGGCTCACATTTACAGTCACACCGCCGCTGGTCACTATATTTTGTGTAGGGTCCACAAACGCCGTCACACCGCTGTCTTCGCCCGCACTTGTCATGTTCCTATCTATCAGGTTATCCATCTGCAATTGCAGCCATGCCGCATACTTAGGCTCTATCACACCAGTTATCAGCGTTGGCACATGCCCGTCCACAGTAGAAGCCAGCTTGCCGTACACCAGCGTAAACGCCTTGTTGATCACCCTGCGCGCAGTCAATGTATTATAGTCATCACTGGCCACCGTACACATCCTGTCCCCTGGCAACCCAAACACATTATTCCCGAAGAAATAACCCACCAGGTTCGGCACATTGCAAAAAGTAATGATCCCCTTATTTGCCAGCGTTATCATATCGCCACCAGCCACCTCTATTGTTTCGCTGCCCACATAAGCCTCATTCACACCCGCCAGTGGTCCCTGTGTGCGGTCGCTCACCTTTACTGCTACATCGCAGCTCGCTATCTTACCCAGATAGTAACCCACAGCAGCGCCCTTGCCGCCACTGTATCCGCCCGGGGCCTCAATGTCACCGATCAGTAGCTGCGCATAATTACTGCTCGTGCCATCCGTCTCATCCGTAACATCGCCCACAGTACCACTGTAGCTCGTACCGCCGATCACCGCAAAACAAGGTTTGAAAGCAGCCTGTGCCGCCACGCAGAAAGCCTGCGCATTCGTCACCGCCGTATAGCAGTCCGTATTCACACCAGTTACACCAGGCACAGTCACCAGTGTATCATCGCTCAGCGCACCAAAACCCTTCATAGCCCCATTCGCATAATTCCACAGCTTTATGATACCATTGCTGTTAGAGTGGTCACACATATCCGCCACCGTCATAGTATCGGCCACACCCATAAAGTAAAGCTGCGCGGTAGTATTCCCCGGCTGTGCATAAAAATTATTGATCTGGCTCAGCGCAAACGCATTATGCGTCATGCTCAGCGCATTACCGCCCGTTATGGCGCTCGCCGCGCTTGTTATCAGTATTGGCGTACCCAGCGTATAGCTGTCACCCGTCTTAGCAGTACATATCAGCCCCATGATCCCGTCATTCGTCTGTATCGTCCCGCTCACATTACCATTCGTTTCGGTAATATCAATACCACCGCATCTGGCCGGGTCATCCCATTTACGCAACCTCCGGCCACCCACTATCGCACTGATCACAACTGCCACCCACAAAAGCGACAATAAAAAACTCTGGTGCTGCGCTGCAGGAATAGGCATTGTCAAACACAACCCGAATAATGCCACCAAAAAACCAAAAAACCTTTTCATAAGCTATATGTTAAAAACTATTGTCCAAACTCATTACTACTATTAACACCAGTTGCGTTAGCACCATTCATCCACATCACACCGGTCAACTGCAAGCTGCCAACTATACTGCTACGCTGGCGTATTCTCCAAATTAGTCGCCGCTATATGCGCATCATAAGCCGCCGTCTCCTGCACGGTAGTAGCATCGGCCACCGCCGCAACACAGCTATTCACAAGCTGCTGGGCGTTACGCCTTGAAGCCACCTGTGCCGGTGCTGCCTTCGCCGGTGGAACCGGTAGGCTAGGCAAAGCAGCCAGTGCTGCCCGCGCATTGCTCAGGTTAGTATTAGCCGTTTCCAGTCCTTTGTTAGCATTAGCCAGCTTCACCTGTGCCGCCTCATTGGCCGCAGTTGCCTGGTCATAGGTAAGTACCACCGGTGCCGTCAGCGGAGCAGGAGAAGCATTAGCTGCCCCATCACCAGGCACAGCCGCCTTCGCGACCCCATTAGCAGGATGTATATCACCCATGCTCTTACGGCTCACAGCAGTCACCACACCCGAAGCCAGCAATACCGCCTTCAGCGAAGTCTCCTGCACACTGCCAGCCGCAGGCATCTTTGCAGGTGTAGCATCCTGCACAAGCTTAGCCGCATGCCGGTTAGCATCCGGTTCCGTCTTGAACGGCATCCCATCCGCCGTCACATACAAAGTATCCAGCCCCGGATTGCTCCTGAACGCCGACTGAAGATTATACAAACTCTTGCCCATAAAAACTCTATTGAACTATTTTTAAATATCGCAGCCTCACGACTTACGACTATGACTATGCACCCAGCGCTTCCTTCGCAGCATTCAGCGCCTTCTCAGCAGCCTTCACCGCATTGGTAGCCTTAGTTTTCTCCCCACCGGTTCCCGCAGCATCAAGTGCGGCCCTCGCCTTCACTGCCTCATCATAAACCACCTGTGCCTTATTCACCGCATCCTGTAGCGGAGCAATAGTATCCACCGGCGCACCCTCTGCAAAAGCCTCCTCCCTCGTAACAGTGATCACCGAATGATTACCCTTCTTATCCCTGAAAAGATTAGCCGCATGTGCCGAAGCATAATTATGATTAGTAAAAGGTTGCCCGTCACTTGTGAAATGAAACTCATTTACCTTGGCATGTGTATTAAAATGCGCCTGCACTTCCTTGCTATTCTTTATCATAAAAACTCCTTTTAATTATGATTTAAATCAATTTTCTGTAAACACTTTCAATGCCCGGTCGTAGAACATTTTCCTTTCCGCCCACCCATTCATTCCGGCATTGATCCTCCGGGTAATCTTCTCGTAGTCACCCGCGTCTGCAAGCTCATTCAGGTTGTGTGTATCCCAAAACCAGTAAGCACTCCTTACCGCGTTCTCAGGAGTAGCCAGTAAGTCCGGCGTTTCCAGCAACTGTTGGCCGCCATACAGCGCCTTGCTCACCTTTTCATAGTTAGACCGGCCAGTAACCTGTATCAGTCCGCGCCCCTTGAACCTTGGCCCGTCACCCTTCTGGGTATTGCCCAGGTCTGCACGTCCTTCATACGCCTCGCCGCTCGCCAGCTCATGCACATACCGGAAACAACCACTCTCATGAAGCACCTGTCCCAGGAAAGCCGCCATACGCTTCGCAGTATCCACACTGCCCCGGTATTTATTTAGATACGGCAAAAACACCTCCAGCGCCTTATCGCTAATACTGGGAGCTATCTTCCGTAACTGTTCGCGTGTTAAGATCACTTTCTGATTTTTACCTGTTCAATAATTTCATTCAACCCCTTACTCAATTCAACCTCCGCCTCACCATACTGCCACCTGTGCAGCTCATCCAGCATCCCCTGCACCTTGTCATGATCACTGTTACACACCTTCACTATCCGGTCTATCGCATCAAACAACTCATCATTCGTCAGTTCTGGCCGGTTAGCATGCTCGTTGCCAAAAGCACCAGTGAGCACACCCACCGCATATAC